CAGGCGATTCAAGTCAACTGCCTAAAGAAATAAGAAGCGCAGTAAATGCTTTAACAAAAGGCATGAATGAACCTCAACTTAAAACTGCTGCTACTGAAGCAAGACGTTTATCTAATATATTAAAACAAAAAGAAGAAGACTTTAAAGTTTTACAAAAACAACAAGCTGCTCAAACAGATATATTAAATAGAGGTTTGGGTAATACTGCACTTCATAAGCAAGCTATAAGTCAGTATGTGTTTAGCAATAATGGTGTGGCTGAAGACTTTTTTAGAACTGCTCAAAGTCTTGATGAACAACATCCAGCAACTGCTGCTATGGTCAATCTGGCTGAAAAAGGAAGAATACCAGAAATTATTATTTCAGATTTAACTGCTTTATCTCAAGGCAGAATGATAGCAGGTGCGCCAGCTTTGTTGCAAACATATAAAGGCATGAGGTCTTATTACAGTAAAAGCACAAACAGAATGGTTAATTTATTTGTAGGAACTGTTGAAGGAACGCCGACACTTAGCAAAACAGCAATGGCAAATTTAGATTCTATTCTTTCTCTCATGGACATTAGAGGCGAGTTTATTATTGATGGGCTTCGTGAAAATGGAGAGCCTAATTATATTTATAACACAGACCAATTATCAAATGTTCTTACAGATTTTAATAATGGCTCTCTTAATAGCGTTGAAGCTAAAAAGAATTTAGAACAGTTTATGGCTAGTGATGTTATAAATCCTCAAACATCTTCTACATCATCAACAAGAAAATACTCTCAAAATGAGGATGGACTATCATCATGGCTTTTAGATTCTGTTGGCGGTAGTCGCTCTGTCTTTAGGGATTTGTATCCATATGCAAGAGCATTAGTTGCAAATGGTACAATGACTGAAGGTGAAATTAAAAATAGAATTAAAGATTTGTATCAAAAGGAATATCCAGAAACACTTGGTTATGTTATCGAT